CCCAACGCATCCATTTATTATTCGGGAATAAAGCTGAGAAATAATTAGCATGAAGATTGTCAGAAATCTGTGTCAGCTTAGGTGTAGTCGTACTGTTAGTCCAAGGTAACTTAGAGTTACTTGTAGTACGAGTATCCGTAGCATAGACATAGTTACGCAGTTCTTTCCACTCTTCAATCTTAGTCTGACGAGCCATATTCCATGTGCGCCACCGTTCAGCAATCTCTGTGCCTAGGTTGTCAGGACTAATAATATTCTCAATGTCTACAGTTGTTCCAGCCATTAGAAGGAAACTCCACCAAATCTTGAATTGAACTGAACAACATTGTCAGTTTTTCTACGTATAGCACGAGAAGGTTTTACAGCCATGTCTACCACAGAAGCCAGTGCATCGATAATATCATCATGCGGTGGGTTACGTGTTGACAACTCTTCTTCTAGTGTCTGTATGTTACCGCCTCTGTAGTGCCACATACTCAGGTTATCATAACGTGGCTCAAGGATAGAGGCAATGCGTTCTTGTTTGTTACCTTGGTTCTTGTTGGGCCTGTACTCATCAATACTAATGGCTAGGCCATGTTGCTTAATAAGTTCTTTTAGTTGCTTAACGATAGCCATCTGAGCAACGGTAACTTCTGCTCTTAGTTTTCTAAAGGACCACTTACCTGATAGTTGCATAATGTGCTCAAAGTATTCAGCTATTCTATCAGTCTTAAATCTGTCAATATCTACAACATAAACATTATTGTCAGCATCTATTCCTATGACAACAATGGCTGTGTAGTCAGCTTTCTTAGATAAACTAAATGCAAAGTCAACAGCTGCGAATACGTTAAGCTTGTTGTCTTTGTAGAACCAATGTCCGTTGTCTTGTCTTAAATGCTTGCGTTCGTAGTATTGAAATTTGTCCCTACCTACAGGGATGTTGTCAGGATCTGAAGGGTCATTGTAGTACTGCGCCCTGAACTGTCCTTTGTCTAGGTACTGTCCTCGTTTCTTAGCTAGGATCTTTATATCGAACCCAAACCACTTACCGTCTTTACGTTGTTGACGAGGCCACAAGAACTCTCCTGTGCCATCGCCCTGATCCTCTACTGGTTTCTCGAAAATCTCATATATGTTTTCCTCACCTATCTTCTCACCGTTGTCATCGTACTGGTCTTCCATCATTTGAAGAAGATCGTTGTACAAGTCAGAAGGATGATACCTAGTACCTACGACCCACTCTTTAGCTTCAGCACCTTCAATAGACGAGAGAAGAGAGTATTGACTTTTGACTTTATTGCGTCCTTCACCCGTGTAAGCATTCTCGTACACCACGACATCATCCAAGACAGCAATGTCACAATGCATTCCTGTGAGTGACGTAGTAAGCCCACCAGTAAAGATCGAAGGGTCTCTAACATTTTCTTTCTTCCTTAATGGATGGTCTAACATAATTTCTGAGTTAGTCCATCTAGTACGTTTGCCTTCATCAGGGTTGACATGATCAGGCCAGTATCTCCTGTGAGTATCTGACGTAAGGATGCCCTTAATAAACCCTAATTGTTTTTCTGCAAGGTTAGCTGTAGCTGAGAGATAAAGTATTCTCAGGGTAGGATCTTTGGTTAGTTCCCATGCAACCCTGTAAGCTATTAACCTTGACTTACCATGGTCACGAGGGAAGAGTAATAGTTGGTGAGACTTATGATCTTCTCGTGTCCACCAGTTACAGACATCTTCATGACACTGCCCTAGGACTTGCTCAGGTGACACCAACCTAATAAAAGTTACTAAGTCTTGTTCAGATGCATCCCTGATTTGTTCTAATGTAGCCATTATATCACAGTTCTAAACATATGTCAAGATTAATTACTAGCCATCTTTTCAACTGATTCTCTAATGGCTTTGATGTTCTCATCCATACGACCAAGAGTTACAGCTTGACTTTGAACGATAGTTTCCAGAGATTCTAAACGAGTTTCATTACGAATAATATCTCTTGAGTTAGTATCTACGGCACTGTCTAAACTTGAAATATACCAGACAAGGGCTACTGTCTGTGCAACGATAGCCAGTACCAGAGTTACAGGTACTGACTTACTGAGGTGCCAATTATCTTCCATGGCACCCTCTAAGCTACGAAGACAGTCTTAGATGTGAAGTCCCGATTGTCAGATATACGGATGACAACAGAACCTGAGGCATACCCTGAGACAGTTGCTCTGTAATAGACTTCCTCTGCATCAAACCCTACACCTTCGTAGTTAGATGTAAAGGTATCTGTATCGAACCATGTGCTGTTGTCCCAGCTACGTTGTACTGTAACTGTAGCAGACCATGTACCAGAGATAGAAAGGTTGAAGTGACCAACTACCTGCAGAGAGGCTGTGCTTGTGTTAGAACCTAGTGTTTCTGTTACAGCAGCCATGATTACTCTCCCTCTGCCAAGTGTGCAGCATAAGCAGCCTTAACTGCGTCACTGAATACTGGAGTACAGATAGCAGCAACATCAGCATCCTCTGCTGCAAGATCAGCATCAGGCATAACCACATGACGGTGGAATGTACGGCTGATTTCTGCGCCATCTTCTGCAATGATAGTCGCAGTGCGTACTTGCACTGATGACCAGTCACCATGATTAATGACTTCGATCTTGTCGTTAAGTGTTGTTTTAGTCAGGGCCATGTTTACCTCCTTGGCTGGACTGTCCACGCACTAGGCGCATTAAAGTGTGCTAAAGTCTAACAGTGTTGCTGTCTTTGTTGTGCCACTACTATCTGTAATTTTAACCATGATGTCACCATCATCACCTGCACCAGTGCCATCAGATTGCCAAAGAACCATACGACCAGCCGATGGATTAGATGGATCAGTTGCACGATCTTCAACACCCAAAGCAGTTGCCCTCAATATCTGAGCAACACCAGCTAAGTTTACATCAGTAACCGCATCCATCAGAATACTTGTGTCAACTAAATGCAGCAACAAATCAGCAGTGGCAGGTGTTGAGCCAGCTTTGTAAATCTCTAACTGATCGCCATTGTCGTCAGTATCAAAGAACAATCGCAAATCACCATCAGACAAAACCTCCAAGCTGCCATTCGATGAGGCATCAATGTTTGCTCCACCAATAACCCCACTATGAACAATCATAGTTGAAGCTGGTCTTGTTCCCGTCTCAGCAAAAGTGTTGCCACCGATAAACATGCTCTCTGTTGCAGATGATCCATACTCTACACCGTTTAGTGTTGAGTTGCCTTCAAAGTGAGAACTGAAATGCCTGCTGCGAACCGCATCTTCATAAAGAGCAGTGACATTTACTTGCATAATGCAATTCATAAATGTGTTGTCTCTTGCTGCAAGCCCTGCATTTGTCTTTACTTTGATGCCGTAACTTCCAGCACCACGGCAGTCCATGTTTACAAACATATTATTGTTTGTGCCGCCTGACACCTGACCATCAATAAACAAGCATTGAGTTACAGCATCACGTAATGTGCAGTTCTCAAAGTAATTTGAAATACCACCAGCCAACAAAATACAGCTATCACCACCGTCAACGTGCAAGTTTTTAAATGAACAACGATCAGCAAACACCTTAATTGCTGGAACGGTCATTGAGGCAACGGTATCAACAGACAAGTTAGAGATAGATATTCTAAACAAAGGAGCACTAGATGTTCCAACGTTAATTACTTCGTCAGATGTGGATGTGCCTTTAATTACAGTTGCAGCCGTAGATGGAGAAGCCTCTTCATTGCCACTGCCAACACCTAGAAGATTTACCTTTGAAGAAGTGAGGGATATTCCTGTAGAGCCTACATTGTAAGTCCCCTCTGGGAAAAATACTGTTGCCCCACCTATTGTATCAGCATGAGTAATTGCAGAGGCGATTGCTGTGCTATCGTCAGTTGTCCCATCACCTGTGGCCCCGAAATCCTTTACATTGTCAGAAGCTCCATCAATCATTCTGTTATGTGTTTTCGTAAGAGCCATTGTTAGACCTCGTATGAATCTGTGAAATATATTGTGGATGCCGTTGCACTAACTGCTTCCGTTGCGTAAACCCTACCACTAGCTACATTGCTAATAAGAACACTGTTGCTAACATCAACAGCACCTGTGCTCAATCCACCTATTGATACGCCAGAAGGAGCAAATGGAAGTCCTGTTGCTATAATTCCAGCAGAAGATAGAGCAATACTTGTAGAACCAGACATTTCACCAGTAATTGTTACTAAACGACCAATCTTTGTGTATTTGCCAGATGATGAAAAGCTACCCACTACTGTTGTCCCACCGCCCTGAGTTGGCGTCCAGCTCCCTTCCTCATAATCCGAGAACAGTTCACTTGTACCAGTGCCAGAGGTGGCAGAGAAGTCAATGCCTTGCCCTGATGCCACAATAAGATTGCCATCAATATCTAAGTGTCCGTTTTCATCAAAAAAACCAATCTCAGAATTATCAATCTTAAACTTAATCTTGCTGCCAGCAACAGCATTATCTTTGTCAGCTTCAATGCGAACAGATGTATTGTCTAATCTAAACTCACCATTGTTATCTGTGTCACTGTCATCAAGTCGAACAAATGGATTGTTCTTCAGTAAAGAC